GTATTAGATATCCTTAAAGGCTTAACACATCTATTCAACCTATATTACAGAACCGATGTAGCGATGAAGACAGTATATATCGAACCCAGAGATTCCTTTTTCGATGCTACCACTACGGCAAATGATTGGACAGGTAAGCTTAACAAGAATGACTACGAGATAAAATACATTGATGATTATAAGAAAGAGTTGAAGTTTGGATATAAAAAAGATGGTGCTGATGGTCACCTTAAGGCCAGAGATATAGAGCATGATCTTGATGTAGGCGATTACTTCTATACCATGAATGACAGATTTATGATAGGCAAACAGGAGTTTATTAACCCTACCTTTGCTGCCACTTATCATATCATGGATAAAAAGATAATCTATGCTACGGGCATAGGAGGATGGAAAGTAAAGACGAAAGATAAAGCACCCCTGATAGCTAGGATGTGGCGTAATTGGAATAGTGATGATGCAAGCCAGAACAATAATTATGAATGGATTCCACGAATACTTGTAAAGTCCTATGGCACTCAGGCCGATGATGATGGCAGCAACAGAGCATGGAGTTGGGAGGGCACTAGTCAGACGAGCATACCAACGGCCTTAATGAGTGGTTATGGTGATGTTACACAGGATGAGTTAGAATTTACGGGTGCTGATGGCCTCTTTCAGACATATTATGGTAAGTGGATCAAGATAATAGAAAAGGGCGTACAGGTAACGGCTATGTTCAAGCTTCAGCTTCAGGACTTGAGTGAGTTGAATCTCAAGAAGCCCATCTTCATCGATAAGCCCTCAGACCTGCATGGGTATTATGTTATCAATAAGATCATAGACTATTCACCATCTAAGCGGGGATTAACAAAGGTTGAGTTGGTTAAAATTGAGAATCTAGGTACAGCAACGCTTGATACTACGAGGGTAGGAACGACAAAGCCTGCTAAAGACTTCGGTGAGGTCGATGATAGTAGGGGCAGCCTGCATATCATTAACCCCTTTCATGGTGGTAGTGGTGGCAAATTAGATGATGATGACATCTTAGTGGGCAACGATTATTCTAACCCATCTCTTGTCCTTGATAATGGCAGCGGTAACATGGCCTATGCTGGTAGTGGAAGCTTCGTTGTTGGTAGTGGTAACATCAGCAGGGGTGACAACCAGACGATATTAGGAAGTTTCAATACGGCAAATGTTACAGACCTCTTTCAGATAGGAACGGGAACGAGTGATACAGACAGGGTAACGGCATTAAAGATCGATGAAGATGGTGTTTTTCAGGAGTATGGCGGTACTGTTCAAGCTATAGTGGGTGATGTTGTTATGGATGTGCTTATGGAGGATGAGGATAATGAGAGGTATATAAAAGTTTTTAAATCAGAATAAAATGGCAAAAGAAGTATTATTTTTTGATGTTAAAATGGAGGGGTCAAGTAAGTTAATTAAAGACCTTACGGCAGTAGAGAGCCAGCTTAAAAACATATCAAAGGCAAAAAACCTAGATGCAAAAGAAACACAAAAACTAAAGCAACTAGAATTAGGTCTTAAAGCAGAAAAGAAAAGGCTTACAACAGAATTAAGAAAACAAGAAAGAGCATTTAATGCTAACAAAAATGCAGTAAAAGCAGCATCAGGAAGTTATGAGCAACTAACAGAAAGGAATAAGGCTTTAGTGGTTCAATTAAAACGCATCGCTGATCCATTAGGAAAAGGTAAAAAGAAGTTTAATGAACTATCACGAGAGATAAATGGCAATACCGATAAGCTGAAGAAGATGGATGCAGCTATGGGGAGATCACATAGAAATGTCGGTAACTATGGTGGTGCAATAAAAGAAGTGGGTGCGAAGATAGGGAAGTTTGCTGCTGCTATTGGTGCAGCCTTTATTGCTATGAGGGGGCTTGTTAATGTTGCTAAAGAATCTATAGACCTTTTCGATAAACAAGTAAGGGCAGAAGTATCTCTTGAGGTGGCACTAGGCAAAACATCAAAGGCACTATTAGACCAAGCAAGTGCATTACAAAAAATAACAAGGTTTGGCGATGAGGCAACTATTCAGGGTCAGGCATTTCTTGCTCAGATGGGATTAGAGGAAGATGCCATTTTAAAGCTTACCCCTGCAATTCTTGATATGGCACAAGCCAAAGGCATGGATTTAAGTAGTGCTTTTGATTTAGTTGCTAAGTCTGTGGGAAGTAGTACAAATGCATTGTCAAGGTATGGTATAGAGATAACAGGCGTAGCAGGTAGCACAGAAAGAGTTGATAATACATTAGCAGCGTTAAATGAAAAGTTTGAGGGTCAATCCGAAGCAGCAACGGCAGGGGCAGGGAAGCTTGTGCAGTTAGATAATGCTATGGGTGATCTAAAAGAAACACTAGGAGAAATAATTGTTGATGGCATAGAGCCTTTTGTTGATATCGCTTTTGTTTTTGTTACTGCATTAGATAAACTTATTGAGGGTTCTGATGACTATGCTGAATCCTTAGACGAAGTAAATAAGCAAAGCGTAAAGCTTACTGAAGAACAATTAAAGGCTTTCAGTAAATTAACGGTCTTTCAGGAGGAACTAACCAAAGCACAAAAGGAAGCATCTAGTCAAGGAAGAATATTAACACAAGAAGAAATTAAAGATGTTAATACTAAAACTGAAGCAATAGTAAAAGCTGAAGAAGAAGAACGAAAGGAAAAGAAAAAGACCACTAAAGTTGATGATAAAGAAAGAAAGAAACAGAAAAAAGAATTAGACAAGTGGCTTGATGATGTTTTTAATTTAAAGCTAGAACACCAAAAGCAAAAAATTGATAGTGAGCAAGCTTATTGGGATGCGATAAGGCAAAACAGAGATTTAGCTTTTGAAGAAGAACTAAATGCTTTTTTTGAAAAAGAAGCACAACGGCAGGCAATAACAACAGAACGAGAAAAAGATATATTAAATCAAAAAAAACAGTTAGAACAACAAACACAAGATGCAGTTTTTGGTATTGTAAGCAATGGGATAACGAATAGAACAAAAGCAGAACTTGATGGATTAAAACTACAACGAGATCAGGGTATAATATCAGAGCAACAGTTTGAGGTACAATCTTTAGCAGCAAAAAAGGCAGCCTTTAGGAAACAGAAAGCCTTAAACATTGCAGAAATAGGAATGAACCTTGCTCTTGAGTTGAGTGCCATAGCCCGTAATGCTGCACTAAACCCTGCAAATGCAGTAACAGGGGGTATTGCTGGACTAACACAATTAGCAACGCTTCAGGCTTTAGCAGTAGCTAGGGCAGGTTTAAATTCAGCTTTGGTATTATCACAGAAATTTGCTAAAGGAGGCCTTGTTGGTGGTGGTATGTTTGAGGGTAAGAGCCATGCTGAGGGTGGTGTTAAGTTCAGTTCGGGGGGAAGAATACATGAAGCTGAGGGAGGGGAAAGTATAATTAATAAGAGATCAACGGCAATGTTTAAACCTTTGCTAAGTGCTATCAATACCGCAGGGGGAGGTAAGAAGTTTGCTCTAGGTGGTATCACTCCCGATGCGCAGCTTATGTCTAGTGCATTAACGGAATCAGGGATAGGGGCAGAGGTAGCAAAACAAATAAGAGATATTAAAGTTATTAATGTAGTAAGTGAAACTACGGCACAACAAAATAGCATAACGAATGTCGAAAGTGAAGCAATTTTTTGAGGGTGCAGTCAATCTCATCCTATACTATTACATGCCTAAAGTAAAAGATGAAAGGTATGAAAGGAGGATGGCAGTTTGTTTTAAGTGTAGAGAGCGGAGAACAAGTTTCTTTCTCAATCTGTTTGGTTTATCAAAACACGGGGATATCTGTGGACAATGTGGTTGTCTTATACATAAAAAGTGCAGATTGTTATTTGAGGAATGTCCACTAAAGAAATGGAGATAGACGAATTTGAATATCTTGAGGTAAAAGATGCTGTCAGGAAAGTGCAGAACAGTCTTTTTATGCCCGACAAAGATAGCCTGATACGGTTGCTACAGTTCTATAAGAAGATGAACCCCCGTAATGGTGTATGCTTCACGTGTTCAGGAGATAGAGCTAAGATTTTAAAATATGCAGTTAAATTCATTGAGCAATGGCAAATAAACCAATAAAGAAAACAGTTATGGACAGGTTCAACAGACAGATCATCGCTGACTATAAAAAGGTATATGAGGATAATGCCAACCTTGAAAACTTTGTCTATTACCTTATTAAAAGGGGGTTGATACCGACAGAGAGGGCAAGGAACTATGCCATCGTCAGAGATTACCAGAAATATACCTTAGATACTTCAGGCACGAAGACAGACTTCTGTTATACTATGGAAAAGGATTATAAGCTATCTGAGAGCCAGATATATAATATAATATCAAGAAACCTGCCCATCTTCTTCCTTGAGAAGCACATCGACTATTCTTTGGAGTAACTATTTTCATTTTATTTGTAAAGTTGCATATACTTTTATTAAAGTCTGACGTATTATTACGTCATGAACACTACAAAAACTGATACTTGGTACAACTTAGCTTATCAGAATGAAACCCTACAAGTTGATGTCTTCGGAGATATTGGTGATTGGGGCGTTAGTGCAGAGTACTTCATAGGAGAATTAAGAAACGCAAATGGTAAAGACTTAGTTCTTAATATTTCTTCGCTTGGAGGTTCTGTTAATGATGCCTTACAGATTCATGACTTTCTGGCTACATATAGTGGTAAGGTAACGGCAAAGATAACAGGACTAACGGCATCAAGTGCTACCATCATAGCAATGGGTGCTAAAGAGGTGCTGATGTCTGAAAATGCTCTTTTCCTGATACACAATGTATGGAATCCCATGACGGGAGGCAATGCCGATGACCTACAATCTGAAGTTGATTCATTGAGGAAGATAGACGAACTGCTGATAAATATCTACAGGAAGAAAACTAAGAGGGCAGCAAGCACCATAAGAAAACTGATGGAAGAAGAAAAGTGGTTGGATGCAGAGGAAGCCCTTAACTTAGGATTTATCGATAAGACATATATACCAAGCAAAGACATTATAAATAAAGTTATTCTGAACAAAATTGATGAGGATAACTTACCAGCATTACCTGATAGTGTTATAGGTAATTTTATTATTAATCAAAATCAAGACAAAATGACTTTAGACAAAATCAATGAAAAGATAGATGTCGTAATCAATAAGATCGAAAACCTATTTACGAAAGAAGATGAAGTGGTTGATACCCTGAACAAAGCAGAGGTTGAAGCAACTTTAGAGGCTGAACTAAATTCGCTTAAAGAACTTTATGATTGGCAACTAAATGAGCAGTCTGAAACGATTAATTCTAAGAACTCAGAAATTGAGAACTTAAAATTAAACTTTGAAGAAAGCTTAAAGGAATTGAATGAGAAGATCGAGAAACTTTCTGCTAATGAAACGGTGGTAGTGAAAGAGGAGGATGCTCCTTTAGAAGAGAAAGTGGAAGAAAACAACCCATTCGATGGTCTGGCTGAGAAGCTAAGATGGTAATATTATTTTTAAACTTAAAAATTTGTAATAATGGCAAATGCATTAACAACAAGCTTTAGTCATACGTACGCAGGAAAAGAGTTACTTACAGAGATTTTCTATGCGCCAGCAGTAACAAGCGGCCAGAACCCCTTTGAGTTGCACCGAGTAATGTCAGACGTGAAGACTAAGCAGAATATATATACGGTAGGAAGCCTTACCAATATTATTCAAAGTGACACGGGGTGCGGTTTTTCGGCATCAGGCACAGTGGCTATCACTGACAAAGTAATCGATCCACAAAGACTCAAAATAAATGTAGAGCAATGCGAGGACGCGTTCACTCAGACCATCTTCGCTGAAGCGCAGAAGTCAGGAGTTGATAGAGCTGATATTACAGGCACTATCATATCTGATATGGTTATCAATGCAGTTTCAAGAGGAATGAGGGATGATTTGATAAAAGCGGCTTGGTTCTCCGATGCAGCTTCAAGTCACGCCATGTATGGCAACTTCGAGGGTTTCTTCGAAAGGATTTTAGGCGGTTCAGGTTATTTACTTGACCTTAACAGTTCAGCCACCTATGAGGCAGCGGATGC